GATCATTTTTGGAAAAAGAAATTAAGAAGCACCACACTGAAATGTTTTGTATTGGAACAAATCCTTTTGTTGATGCAACTTCACATATGATGTATTTCAACGCTATAGAAGGAGAATACTTAAATGCTGACTTCAAGGCTTTAGATAAATCCACAACAAGACATCTTATTGATGATTTTGTTGAATGTTCATTACAAGATTTCTCTTTTGAAATCAGGAATACAATAGCAAAAATGCTAACGTATAGGTTACACACAATGGATGGACATCTATATTTTGTAAATAGCGGAAATTGCTCAGGTTCTTATGTTACAACGTTGATGAATTGTCACACTGTGCTTAAGGTTTCATTATATACTTTCTGTCGTAAGTGGCAAGAAACTTATAAGATGTTACCAACTTATGGTGAGATAATGAGAAACTGCGTAATAAGAATATTGGGCGATGATGCCATTCGCAAGTTTTCAAATTTAATAGATATCACTGATATTGATCTAACACAAGATGCAGCCACATATGGACTAACACAAACACCAGCAAAAGTTGAAGGATTGATATCTTTCTGTTCAAGAACTTACATCAAAATTGAAGAAAATATCTATTTTCCAAAATTAACACAAGATTCAATCGTAGCTACATTATTTTGGTTTAACAGCTTAGAGCGTCAGCAAATTGAAGCAAATATTTTTGTTGCTTTACTCGAAGCGTCGTTACATGATGAAGAATTTTATCAAAAATGTAAAAATGCATCAATCGATATTGCGAATAAATATAATATTCAATTTGACTATATCCCATATAAGATAGCACGCGAAACATTCGTTGCTTATATACGTGGATATAGATCATCTCCTATTTATAAGGCACAGGAGAACCTCGAGAGTCAACTTTATCAAAACATTGTCGCTAATTCAACAAAGTTAAGATCAAGATTTTTAGAAATGGCAGATATGTGGTTAAATGAATACATCCAAAAACGTAGTATGCAGCCACCAACGTTTCATTATGAAGCGACTGGTATTGAGCATGCATTAGAATGGTCGTGTTTAACAACTGTACACACACCAGAAGGAACTTTTAGTGCTTCTGGATTTGATAAGACGAAACAACTAGCTAAGAAACAATCATGCGAAATTATGAAGAACATGTTAGCACCTCAATCAATTGGGAGACTTATTATTGATGGTAAGGTTGTAAAAGATGTGGACAATGAATTATTGGAACTATTTGAAAAACTAAATATCAAATCGGGATCCAAAATTACATATGAATTGGAAAGACCTGGTGATGAATCAAAAG